GCAAACTCTAGATAATCTACATGATCCCATCCAAGTTCATCATATAATTGATTTAATTTATCCATATCATTCCAGAGATCGGTTGGAGTAGGTTCACCCCAAAATGGATTCTCGTCAGGATTCATTAGCGGTTCATCTTAATTTCTATGTTCTCTTTAATACTTCCCATATCAGACGAGGAAGCATTCATTCCTTGCATATCACCAGTGTATGAATCAGTATGCATTACCTCATCGTAACCTGATTTTTCAAGAATTTTATTTTTAATTTCCATTTGCTTTTTCTCTTTCTGAATACGTCTGAGAAAAGCATAGTATATAATTTGCGTAAAGTAAGCAAATGGGTTGGAGGATTTTTCTGGATTGAAATTATCTATGTATTGTAAACAATTCTCTATACCATCACATATCATGTCCTCACGGAACATATAGTTGACAAAGTTTGGTTTGTATGATAAGTGTGTAGCAATTTTCAAGAAACATTCTCCTATGTAATTAGGAACACGAGGTCTTGCTGCTCCATCGTCACGTGCCTTTAAGACAGAATTACGATAGACAGTAATTGCTGCTAGAAACTCTTTGTTATTGACATAATATTCTGTCTTCTTTCTCATTCTAGGCATTTCTGTTATCCTTATTGTAGGGGAAATGAACACAATTGTCAAGAGGGGGTTGACAAATGTTTAAAAAAGCAGTAGACTAACTCTGTCAAGGGTTAAAGGGGGGTCTAGCTTCTTTTATATAATTTTTCTAGAGTCTCTTTAGTTTTATTCACGGAACCTAAGTTTCCCATATCACGAGTAAATTGTTTGGGATTAGAAGCTTCTTTAAATTGTGTTAACTCTATGTGTTGTCTTTGAACAGTGACATTATAAAAATTTTTTATATTAACATCTTCAACTTCAGTCATTGTAATAACATGTTTTTTAGGAAGAACGAATGTATGATCAAAAGTAGAAGTAATCCATTCGGTTAGAGCAAAACCTCCGATCCTAAGATTTTTATTAGTAGCATCTATCTTAGTCACTTCCATAGGACTATCAAGCACTAGACTATCATCATCAGGCATGTAAGAAACTTTTGATATAAGTTCCTCTCCAGTAGTAAGTTTAATTGTAGCGATAAAATCTTCTTCCATTAACTTGCTTTTAAATTTATCTTAATGACTTCATATTTAAAATTCTCTTCGTTGTATATAGTTACCCTTTCATTGAGATGTTTTATAGTATAATTCTGACCTCCGATATCATCAGCAATATCATACAGTGTTGCTACACTCTTTCCCTCTCCCTTACGTAAGACTCTACCAATTGATTGTAGGTTTCGGATACGGGATTTGGAGGGCGATGCAAAGATGATGTTATGAAGACGCTTAATGTTAATTCCAGTTGAGAATGTGCCGTAACTGGCAACAATGACTGCATTATCTTCCTCCTCTGTAATAAGACGAACCTCTTCACGGTCTACTACTTCAGTACCACCATGAACAAAGAAAACTTTTCTATCTTCTTTGACATTACTATTTATTAAATCATATAAAGGTTCTCCATGCTTTTCAACGTAGTTAAATAGTACTAGGGTATTACCTTCTAGGTCTTTAACTAAATTTTTAATGAGGTTATTACGACCACGATGCTCAACCAAATAGTCTATCTCATCATGATATGTTTCAAAATGTTGAGAGGAGTGTTTACACAGCAGTATTTTAATCCTAAATTTAGATAGGTAACCTGACTTGATAAGATCATCTGTCTTAGTTACTTGATCGCAAGATCCAAAGAGACCTTCTAACACCCACTTATGAGTCTTAGACCCGTCTAGTGTACCAGTAAATCCAAATCTATACTTAGCATTATGTAACTTAGTCATGATGCCTGTAAGCGATTTACTCTTAAATAAATGTGCTTCATCACCTATGACACAATCTATGTCATCAAAATACCTTTTGGGAAACTTGTAAATAGATTGCCAAGTAGATATAATAATATCTTTATCTGTATTTTTATCCTTACCACCATAAATCTTATGAACAAAGTCGTCAGCATTCCACCCGTAAGAAATAAAATCATTGACCATCTGCTCAACGAGGGATGTAGTTGGGACGACTATAAGTATCTTCTTTGCGGTGGCAGCATAGTATCTGACTATGGAGTAGATCATCAGAGATTTCCCACTACCCGTAGGAGAAAGTAACAACTTACGATTATTTTTTATAGCCTCGTAGACTGCCTTGTATTGGTAAGTACGAGGTTTTATATTGCAAACCTTATCCATAAAGGTTTTAACACCTGCTGGTGATACAAACTTATTCTCTTCATGTATATCACCATACCATTCACTACTCTCATACTCTATCTGGTATTGTTTTTCATGTGCCCATGTATGAAGATGCTCTGTTAGACCATGATACAATGCACCAGTAGCGGGTGAATATAATTGTATAGTACCATCCCAATGTCTATACCTAGGATTCTTTTTTAAATATTTTGCTTCGGGAACTTCAAACGTAAAGTAATCTGCTAGTTCTCTATGAACATATTCTTCTGGAGAATGAACAGTAACGTATACTTCATTCTTCTTTTTGACTAGGAGGTGTGTCATTACTGTCCATTGATAAATTTCTCCCACTCAATAGCACTCTTGACTTGGAATCCTCTGTTTGATATTTGTTTCATTACCTGATCTAACCAGTAAAGCATTTGATCTAGGTATTTAATTTTCGCTTCTAGGTTAATGATCTCATCATCAGACTCTAGATATACTTTCATCTTTTCAGATGTCTTGATACTATTACCAAAAGGTTTTTCGGCATATACTCTTGCGTCAGCTTCTCCTCCATAGTACTCACGCTTTTCTTTTACAAGTTTGCGAACTTCAAATTCAAGTGAGGTTTTAATCTGAGATATATCGGTATAGTGGTTTAAGTATTTATTATGGCAGAAAGGAATGTCTAATGCGATCTGTCCTAGATCAGCACTGTATTGTTTATTCTTAAATTGAAAATCTACGTGACTATCTTCTGTCCAATCTGCTCTCAGTTTTTCAAATTTATTACGAAGGGTTTCAAAATTCATGCAAATGGTCTCATCTTCTCATCAAGTATATCGTACTTCTCATACTTAAACGTAACGTCAGCAAGTAAGTAGTCTACATCTCCTACTGTAGCATCAAATGGTACTCCTGACAAGCTTATTGGGAATAAATTAATAAATTCTATTACGTGATTTACATTAGAATGAGAGGTAAGAACAAACAACCTACCATTAGAATATAAATCTGGAGTTCCTTCAGCAGTTCTAGAATCAGCAAGTCCATAAGTTCTGATCCAATTATGAATAGAGTAATAATTTTTTAACTCTTCATCTATCATAAAACGAACAGTCAAATCACCAAATGATACTCCACCACTAGCAGCAATAGGTACACCTCTGAAAGGTGTCTGAACCTCAGCAAATGGCATTGATATATCTGGTATAGATGCGGATTGACAAAAGAAATCTACACCATGAAATAACTGTAGGTCTAATTTAAACCCTACAGGTATTAAAAAATTTCTATTTTTTGGTTGCTCACTATACCAATTAGCAGCCATGTCAATTCCTTAAGCTAATTACTATTTAGTATACCACCAGTACGGTCCTTCGCCAGGACCTCCTGTGTAATCATCATCATCGTCATCATCCCATGTTATATTAATGTTAGGTGGTTTCTTTTTCTTCCAACTTCTTATTGTTATAACTGTAGCTACTGTCACAGCAGATACGATGGGTGAAGCATATATTAATATTTTTTGTAACATCTATTGCCAATACTCATCTAATACATCAAAGGTTTTGTTTAAATATTCGTTTGCTCCTATACATTCCCACTTACCCTTCTCACCAATTTCACATTTGTAATGTAGTTCTCTTTTGAGTTGCATGAGTCTGTTAGTCATTGCGACTTTATCTAATCTACCGTTCATGATAGTCTTTTGTTATATGTTATTATAACATATTTAATAAAAAAAGGGAACCCGAAGGTTCCCTTTGATTTGATATCGTAACCGAATTACATTAGGTTTGCAACACGTACACGTCTGTAGTACTGGTTAAGACCTGATCCGAGTGCTTCAGCATCAGGAGTACCGTTCGCTTTAACAACGAATGGGTTAGCAACCATACCATAACGTGTCTTAAATCCAATCTTAGGTTGGAATGTGTCAGGACCAATTGATCTGACCATCTGTAGGGGAACGTATGGACAATAGAAGAGTCCAGCGTCATAAGGAGATGTACCTTTGTATCCTACAACGTAGTAGTGAGTATCACTTACGTTAGCAGAGAAAGGATCAACAAATACCTTAATACGTCCGTTGATTGTTCCAACAAGTAGATTACCTGTGTCATCAACCTCACCGATGGAAGGACCACCAGCACCAGTTAAACCAGAAGAGTAGTCTAGAGTACCAGACATAGCAAGAGCACTAGCAACATCAGCAGATGTGATGATGAAGTTACCCTTTCCTCTACGAGTTTGCTGTGCGATTGCGTTAGCATCTCTTTCTACTTGGAACATCAGTCCTTTGAATTTCTCAACTGACCATCTTCCATTTGAGTCAACGTCTAGGTCAAATACACCTGCATTTGCCACGTTGTTTTGTGCTCCAGACTTAGCAACTGTATAAACAGTTCTAACAACCTCACGGTTGATTTCAGCAAGGATCTCACTAGACAAGATGTTAGCAAGTT